ACGGGCCTAGACACAACTATTGTGGGCAACGGTTGGAACGCGGGAACGTATGGACGCGGAACGTGGAACTCTTCCACTGACTTATCTGTTGTGGGCCAGACGCTGCGTATTTGGAGCCACGATAACTTTGGCGAAGACTTGTTGATTAATGACCGTGACGGCAACATCTACTATTGGGATAAAACCAATGGCACGGGCGTTAGAGCGGTAGCTTTATCCACTCTTTCAGGGGCAAGCAGTACACCGACTAAAGCCAAGATTGTTTTGGTTTCGGACAAGGACCGCCATGTTGTAGTGTTTGGAACTAACGCTGAAAACAGTACGGACCAAGACCCGTTGTTAATTAGATTTGGCAGTCAGGAAAGCCTTACTGGTTGGGCAGCAGCGGCGACGAATACAGCGGGTGATCTTAGAATTGGCTCTGGCTCTGAAATCGTGGCTGCAATAGAGACAAAACAACAGATTTTAGTCTTTACAGACGTTTCACTTCACGCAATGCAATTCCTAGGACCACCGTTCACCTTCGGCATTAATATGGTATCAGACAACATTACTATTGTTGGGCCATTAGGTGCGATAAACGTCGAAGACACCGTGTATTGGATGGGTCAAGAAGAGTTTTACAGCTACGCTGGTTCTGTACAGCGGTTGCCGTGTACCGTGCGAGATTATGTATTTACGGACTTTAACTTCTTTCAAAAGGATAAGGTTACGGCTGGATCAAATACAGCTTTTGGCGAGGTTTGGTGGTTTTATCCATCTGCCAGTAGCTCCGAAAATGACCGATATGTAGTGTTCAATTATCAACAGAAACTTTGGTATTACGGCACCTTGGACCGCACGGTATGGCTGGATCGTGGCGTAAACGCTGACCCAATTGCTGCTGCACCAGATCATCACCTGTATAACCATGAAGTAGGCTTTGATGATGGCAGCACAGAGCCTGCCACAGCGATTGCAGCCCGTATTGAAAGCAGTCAGATTGACATGGGTGATGGCGATCACTTCACGTTTATTAGTAAGATGATTCCTGATTTGACCTTTAGGGATTCAACGGCAAGCTTTCCTTCTGCAACTATGACGTTGCAAGCGCGTAACTATCCCGGTGGTCTATATCTTCAAACACAGGCAAAAGCTGTAACCCGAACATCTACAGTGCCAATTGAACAATGGACAAACGAAGTAAATTTACGGCTTAGAGGTCGTGCATTTTCATTAAAGCTGGAATCAACAGGCACAGGGACAGGGTGGAGATTGGGAACGCCAAGGGTTGATTTAAGACCAGACGGGCGCAGATAATGTCTCGTAATTTAATCAAGCCGTTCTTCCCAAGAGCGCCTGATGAATATGACCGCCAATACATGGAGGACATAGTTCTTTCGTTTTCCCTGTATTTAGAACAAATGCAAAATCCGGGGGCTGGCCGAAATACAGGCTTGGTTCTAACAAATTTGCAAAATGACGATCAGGGTTTAGAAGTGGGTGAATTGTTCCAATACAGGGACGCAGCAGGCTTGATGGGTCAAGTTAAGATAGTTGTTGCTGACCAGCCAAATCTTCGCGGTAATACCACAACGGCTAGTGTAGGCGCTGTAACTGTAACAACGTAGGACTGTTCTATATGATCGATCCAGTTAGCGCATTTGCAATCGCCAGTACGGCCTATACCAGCATTAAAAAAGTTATTGGACATGCCCAAGAACTAGAGGGCATATCCAAACAATTAGGTTCTTGGTATGGCGCATGTGCTGATATAAACCGAGCGCAGGCACAAAGAAAAGCGCCTACGTTCTTTGAACGCGCCACGCAGGGTCAGTCTATTGAGGAGGAAGCTCTTCAAATCCTGATCCACCAAAAGACGTTAAAAGAACGAGAATTAGAGATTGCTGCAATGATAAATATGCGGTTTGGTTGGGGAACGTATGATGAGATGTTGGACATGCGCCGTGAAATCAGGGCAGAGCGGGAAAAGACTGCCTTTGCGCAGGACGAAGCCAAGCGTCAAATCCAGAACAATATGGCGATATTGGGATTATCCATGTTAATTATTGGGTTTATTGGCGGCGCTATTTATTTGATAACGTTAGTATCGTGAACACTTTAATCCCCCTTATTTTAGCAAGTTCATTGCTGAATCCAGAATACGTTACATGCCATTTGTGGAAGTACGTGCGGAATGGCGATGAAATCCTATGTTTATACTCCGGTAAGAATGGGACTTTGGGCTACCATTACCCGACACTTAGTTTTCGAGAATGCCCAAAACAATTTGAATGCCTTTATCAACCAAACTCTAAGGCTAAAGTCAGCCTGAAAGACATATTAAAAGGATTATCAGATGGATTTTAAGACGTTTCTAGAATACAGGATTTTACCCCGGCTGATGATGTTCGTTATGACCATCATGTACATCCGCGTGATTGAATGGGGCATGTCATTAGATGATTTGTCTACACAACAATCCGCGATGATTTCAATATGTTCGGGTTCCATGACGGGCGCGTTTGCTGTGTGGTTAGGATCAGAGAAATGATAGCATTACTAGGAAGCCTATTAGGTTTTGGTAGCTCGTTTCTGCCAGAGATTTTAAACTACTTTAAAGCTAACCAACAACAAGCACATCGTATGGAGATGATGCAGCTTGAAACAGAACTTGCCCAACGTCGATCAGAAATGAAACTTGTTGAGTTGGATAAGAAGGCTGACATTGAGGAAACAAAGGGATTGTATGCACATGACAGTTCAATTGATGCTGGAAGTTTTATCAACGCTTTACGTGGGTCCGTTCGGCCCGTTATCACTTATTTGTTTTTTGCTTTATTCGTTGCCACAAAAGTAGTGATTATGGTTAAAGTAACGCAATCAGGTGGTGATTGGATGCAGGCAGTAGAACTTATGTTCGATTCAGAAACTCAAGGACTTTTCAGCGCAGTCTTGGCATTCTGGTTCGGAAATCGCGCAATATCTAAATATGCAGGGAAATAGTTATGGGATACAAACTAAGCAAGCGAAGTCTATCAAACCTAGACGGTGTGGACGAAAGGCTGGTAACGGTCGTGAAATACGCTGTGGGCGTCACGAAGCAGGACTTCAGTGTGATCTGCGGGTTGAGAACAATAGAAGAGCAACGCGCTCTGGTAGCCAAGGGCGCGTCTCAAACTATGAAAAGTAAACACATTGGCGGTCATGCAGTAGACCTTATGGCATACTGCAACGGTGGTCGTTGGGAGTTGAATCTGTACGACGAAATTGCAGATGCAATGAAAGAAGGTGCCGAGGCAGCGGGAGTTAAAATTCGGTGGGGCGCAGCGTGGACAATAGATGATCTTGGCTGCTACGATGGTACAGCAGAACACGCAATGTGTTCATACATAGATACACGCCGATCTGAAGGTAGACGCCCATTTATTGATGCTCCGCATTTTGAGCTTATGCTATGAAAAAACACGAACAATTTTAGTTTTTTTAAAAAAAACATTAACCCCTACAATTGTTCGGGTTAATGTGCTAGAAATGCAGACAAAGCCTGCTACAAAGCCGACTCCGAGGTAGATAATATGAATAATATGCAAAGTATGGCAGACATGGGACGTTATGGCGATACGCAAGTAGCGCACGTTGCCCCCGGTGAAATGATCGTACCTAGCGAAATTATGCAAAGCAACCCGGCGATGGCGCAAGGCATTGCTGCGGCTTTTGATAATTACGGTGCAGACCCTAACCGATACATGGTTGGTTCACAGCAGAACAGCATAAACCCCATGACGGGACAACCTGAGTTTTTCTTAGGCAACTTGATTAGCGGAATTTTTGGCGGCGGCGGTGGTGGTGGAATTGGTAGCATACTTGGTAGCATACTTGGCAGCAAGGCTGGCAAAGGTGCGTTAAGCAACTTGGCTTTGAGAAAACTACAGGGTAAAAAAGCTGGCCTGCGTGAAGCACTAATCGGTGGCATTGGCGGCGGATTGATGGGCGATGATACTAACTCTGCAATAAATAATTTGTTTGGCGGCGGCGGTCGTGGTGAAGCGGCTGGTGACTTGGCTAACATTTCTGACATGGTAAAAAATAGACCTAACACCAATTCAAGGCCGGGATTCACAAGAGCAGCGGTAAGTGCGTTAAAAGGTGGAAACAATGATACCGTTGACAGAATTGCAAACAGGTTTGATAACGATAAGCTATTAGGCTACGGCAAAATGGCGTCAAGTAT